TTACCTTGGGGTGTCTGCGCCGCGCACCCAGCGGCCAGCAGCGTTGCGCACGCCAGTATCGTCCAGCGCATCCACGGTTTGTTCAACTTCACGGGCTTTCTCCATTGCTGAAAGGCGTTCGCGGGTCTGATTCAGTTCGACGGCGCGGCGGGCGGCGCGGCTGCCCGCGCCGTAGGCTCCGGCCAGCACCAGCAGCACGGCCCCTGCCGTCATCAGGCCGCCTCGCAGACGGGGTAGCAGGTTCAGCATGGCTACCACCAGCGGATGGCACCAATGCCTTGCAAGACTGCCGCCACGCCAAACAAGGCTGCTACGCCTATGCAGGCCCAAAACAGCTTTCGCAGCGGGGATGAATCGTTCAGCAATTCCATGACTTTTCCTATGGCGCTATAATCGGGTTGCTGCATTTGTTCGTTCCTTGCTTTGCCTCAAGGGATGAATCCAGGCCTCGTCAGACTGCACATCCGGCGGGGCTTTTCTTTTGTCCGGCTACAGCGTGCCGTTCTGATACCGTTTGACCTGTGACCACGCAATCAATACCGCCACGGCCATCAGCGCCACGCCGATGCCCAGCCGCAACCCCGAGCCGCTGGATAGATGCGCGTTGGCCTGCGCCAGTGCATCTGCGGGGACGCTGGTGAGTACGTCGGCTATCTGCGCCACACCAGCGCTGCCGGTTGCGGTGGCTCCTATGGTCTCGCGGGTGACGGGGATGTTCGCCGCCGTGGGCGTCTCGGGTACCACCCCGGCCAGCGCCAGCCCTTTGTTGACTGTGGCTTCGTCGTACCAGGTGTTGATTGTTGCCAGCGGGCCACGTCCGTTCTCGTGCCGGATGATGGCGGCAACCATTGTGAGGATGTCCTCATATTGGTGCATGTCCCGTTCTTCATCGGGTTCAAAACCGGTTTGCCGCGCCACCGATGCAATGTAGGCGGCGGTGTTGTTTTCCGTGGGCGGTGCCCAGCGTGTCACGATTTGCCGGATGGTGGAGAGACTGTGTTTGTCCTGATAGGTAATCAGCGTTCGCGCCAATGCCCGGATGCCAAAGGCCGCATTCTGGAACTGGCAAAAGTCCGGGTCCGTGCGCTGCGCTTTGGGGATCAGCCCCTGCCACGGGTCGCCCCAGCGAATGTTCCCAGGATTGTGGTTGCTGATGCCGCGGGCAGTTTTGGGTTTGCTCATTTGATGCCTCCATTCTTGATGACGGTAAGTGCGCCGTACACGGCAGCAATGCCAGCGGCGATATAGGTAATGGGGCGGGCCAGATTGCCCAGCCATTGCAGCACCTTGAAGCCGCCGGACAGGGCGCGGAACATTTCCACCACCTCTGCCGTGTCGCACTTGATTTGCTTGATGTCCTGACGCATTTCGCACCGCTGGACATCGGCCTGATTCTGGCGGGCGACAATCGCCTCGAACTCTTGGCGGGTGATGGGGGTAGTGTGTGGGGTCATGATTACCACCAGCGTATCCAGTGCAGCGCTTTGCCCAAGGCGATAATCAATGCCGCCAACCCGGCATAACGTGCCAATACCATTGCTGCCTTCGCCAACATGGCACTGACTGCGCCTGCATCTTCTGTGCTCATTTTTCCACTCACTTTAAGGGACGATTTCGGGCTATACTTTTGTGTCATTTGTTCTTTCCTGTCCAGTGGAAATGAATGAAAAAAGCCCCGCCGATTCGCAGTCAGCGGGGCTTTTGCTTTTGGGGTAGATAAATTTCAGATATCGGGCAGCACCGGCCAATCTATTTCTGCCGGAAAGCCCGCCTGCTGCGGTACGTCCAGCAGCGCCTGGCGGTAAGCAGCCAGGGTGGCTTTTTGTCCATCGTCAAATTCCGCCCAGCGCAGCGGGTTACCGGTGAGCGCATCCAGTTGCGCCAGCCGCTGGTTGCGCTGGCTGCGTGCTTGCGATTGCTGTATCGCTTGCTGGTTGGGGCCGTTGTAGGGCGCAATGGGGCCGAACTCGCCGCTCATGGCGCGGCTGTACAGGCTTTGCCCCAGCGGTTCAGAATCGTCCCCGCTGGCAGTAAAGGGTATCGTCCCCAGGTCTGGGTGGTCGATGATGAGGTCGATGCTGGTGTGGTCAAAGTCCGCGTACCTGGGGCTGTGGGCGGGAATGGTCATGGGTCAGTCCTTTGGTGGCAGTGATACACTGCGGGAAATCTGTGGGGCAAATATGGCAATTACTTTTGATACCTTGAAGTTCGTCGAAACCCTCGAAGAGGCGGGCGTAGAGCGCAAGCAGGCCACCCGCATGAACAACGACGCAACTAAATTGAGGCTGTGTGCATTCATCAGAGTACCCTCATCAGCAGGCTGTAGTCGTTCCAGATTTCCGAGTCGTCTTCCCAGACGAATTCAGTCATTGCAATGACACCCGGCCCCATGTTGCGCCAGGTGCCTGCCAGGACAATGTTTACAGGCATAATCGTCAGCGATCCCCAATACGTGGACTGTTGCAGGCCGCTGGCTTGTATGGTCGAGCCTGGCACCAGCGAGTTGAGCGGGTAACTGCCCAATTCGCGCAAGGTACCCAACACATAACTGCCCACCCCCAACGAATCTGGCAGGCTGACCGTCATATCGGACAAGGCTTGTTCCAGAGATTCGATTTTGCCTTCTGCACTGCTCAAATCAGTATCCAGCCCCTGAAGGTTGGCATCCATTTCTGCATGCGTCAGGGCGCTGCCTTTGCTGGCGCGAAGGGTAATTGTGCGGGTGCTCATCGTGATTCCTTAAACAGAAAAAACCGGCTGTTCAGGCCGGTTGTGGGGGTAGGGTTTGTTTGACCGCAGTTTTGCCATACCGGTCTTTGACCGCCTGACACTGCGCCATCCACGCTTGGGTTTCTTCAGGCAGTGCGATGCCCTGCGCTTGCAGCGCCTGCGCCAGTTTCAACACCGCATCCAACTGCTCGCCCACCGGTGGATACGCCTGCCTGCGCAGCGGTGCATACGGTTCACTGTGGCGGATTTTCATAGGTGAACTCCTTGTCAAGATACGGCCAGCCGGTCACGCGGATGGTGTACTGGCCGGGCTGATCAAACTCCAGTTCCACCGTGCCGCCTTCGGGGCAGTCGTAACCCTGCCCGTTGATGATAATCACGCTGCCCGCAGGTACGTTCGCCAACGCGCTGCCGTCCAGCACCGCCGGACAGTCGGGACGCGGCAGCACCTGTCCGTTCACCACATAATGCAGCGCCCCGTAATCGCCCTCGATGTACGGCAGACCAATGGCCGCAGCAGAAGGCTCAATCACCAAATCCAGCGGCCCTTCCAGCGTCTGGATGAACTGGCCGGGGTACTGCCCCTCAGGTGGGTCGTTCCGGGTGTAAAAAGAGACTTTCATGGACTGTTTTCTGTTAGACTATAGGTTATAATTCGTTTAAGATTAATAGGCGACGATCAAAGGGCATCGCATGTTCAAGCTTGTTTTTCATGACGAAGCAGAAGCTGAATTGCTCGCACTGGATGAAGTCATGCAGTCCAAGACGTTGCATGCACTGGATTTGCTGAGGGCAAAAGGCAATCAGCTACGCTACCCCCACACCAGCCCCATACGCGATGGTCTGTTTGAGTTGAGAGTAGGTGCCAAGGACATCACCCGCACGTTTTTCGCATTTGCCAAAGGTCGTCGCATTTACATACTGCGCACTTTCATCAAAAAGACGCCAAGAACCCCGTTATCTGAAATTGAATTGGCATTCAAACGTTTGGAGGAAATGAATCATGAGGAAAGTTAGAGGCATTCCCTACGAAGAGGTGAAGAGAAAAATACTGAGCAACCCAGAGGTTCTGAAACACTATTTGCAAGAGAAACGTAACTACGAATTGCAGGAAGCCTTGGCAGACATGCGCACCCAGGCAGGGCTGACCAGCACCCAGGTGGCCCAGCGCATGGGCATTACGCAACCGGCGGTCAGCAAACTGGAACGCAACGCCTTCAAGGCCAGCATCGCTACATTGGAGCGATACGCCCAAGCCTGCAATGCGCATTTGGTTATTCGTGCAGAACCCGCCGCCGCGTGATGGCCGATTGCCAGCACGCCCATTAGCGCATGGCGGCAAGGACGAGCAAAGATGCGTTCCGTGAATTAAATTTGTAACTTGGACTATTGTAGGATTTTTGCGTGATTTTAACCGTATGCGTTCCCGCAGATGCAGAATATTTTAAATATTTGTGGCCGGGGGATACGGAATAAATACAACCATATTCGCTGCAATTTCCATAAGTCGATTCTGACGTGGTTCCAAAATTTTGGCCGTTAATATAAAGGCTTACCGAGATGCCATATGTATTGGATTGATATGCTCCATGCAAATATCCCTCCGCAAATGCAATGACAACCAAATCAGCGGATTGATTTAGTGTAATAGAAAGGCTGATGTCATGAGTAGACGCAGTTCCGTAAGTCGAGTTTTTAATTGCATGCGCCTGCACCGTGACCGCATGATTTTTGATTCTGAGGGTATCGACTTCAGCCACGCCTATCTTTGCGGTAGTGATTTGGGCATCGCCGATTTTGGCTGAGGTAATCGCGCCATTGGCTATTTTGACATTGTCGATGGCCGCGTTGGCAATCTTCGCATTATCAATCGACGCATTCTGAATAAACGCTGACTTTAAAAACGCCGTATCGTTTGCCACGTCGAACACGAATGGGGTATGAATATTCCCGTTCAGTGTGTTCAGAAACGCCACCGTATCCGCTTGAACCAGGAACTCGGATCGGCTCTGACCGTCTTCGCCAATAGACGCCCCCAGCGCCACGCCAGTTTGCACCACGCGACCATCGGCACGTACCTGAGTTTTCACCCCCCACATGGCTGATAGCTGATCTTGCAGGGTTTGCGTTGCGCCACTGACATCAACAGCCGCCGCCGCCTCGCCCGCGATTTGTTCTACCAGGCCCTGCGCAAGCTGGCCCTCCCCGATTTTTCCTTCCAGGTAATCCAGTATGGTTCCGGCGTCTTGAGCGGGCTTTCCAAACACGCCCGCATCACTTGCCGAAGGGTGCCATGCGCCTGCCTCGCCGTTCTTGTCAACCAGCCGCGCCCAGAACCACATTTCGGTCGAATACCCCAACCCGTACAGGGTGTGGGTGTCGGCGGGGTAGGCGACCTGGGTCAGTGCGGTGCCGTCGGCAAAGCTGCTGGTCTGGCTTGCGCGGATTTCGACACGCTCGATGATGTTGGGGCTTTGCGGGTACGCCCAGGACAGGCGAATTGCCATGACTTCGCCGCTGGCCGTCAAGGCCGTCAGCACCGGCGGCTCGCCCGCTAGTCCGTCCAGTTCGCTGCTGGCGTGCGCCCAGAGGGAAGAGACGTCCAGCGCGTTCAGGGCGCGTATGCGCACGTGGTAGCTGCCCGCGTACAGGTCATGCAACTCGACCATGCGGGCGCTGGTACGCGGCAGGGGTATCCACGGGCCATTGTCGCGCCGCCACTGCACGTCAAAGCGTACCGCGTGTTCCGGTGCGTCCCAGGTAATTTCCGCCGTGTGGCGGGTGGTGCCCTGATGCCAGGTGGCGTGCTGGGCAATCTGGATGTTCGCGGGTGCGGCCTGCACGCGCGGCGGCACCACCGAGACCGGTAGCGGCTCCAGCCGCACGTTGCTGTCGATGGCCGCGTATTTGTCGGGATGGTGGAGCACGCCGGAAATCGCAAACTCGATGCCGTCCTTTTCAGCCACCGATACCACGCGCACCCACTGCGTTTTCAGGTCGTCAGCGTCGATGGCCCAGACTGATTCGGCCACAGGCGTTTGGGCAAATGCGGGGGAGACTGTCACCGTGCGGCCCGCCACGCCGACAATGGCGCGGGTCTGCGCCGTGCCGTCCGGCAGGTTCACCGTCAGCGTATCGCCTGCCTTGGCCGGATGCCCCCTGTCCAGCGTCACGGCAGTTTCTGTTGCCGCCGCAATGCGCCCGCCGATGTACCGTCCGGCCCGGTTCCTGTCGGCAATTTTGATGAGGCTGCCCGGCTGCGGTATCACGCCGTCCAGCCCCACCGAGAACGCCACCGCGCCGGTTTCCATGCGGGAGGTGTACAGGTGGTACAGCCCCACCCGCTGGGCCTGCCCGCGCGAGGTGCAGCCAAAGGCCACGATTTCGGCCTTGCGCACGCCCCAGCGTTTGATGCCGTCGGCATCTTCCACCACTTCGACTTTGGCGCGGTAAAAATCCGTGGGGTCGTTGTACGAGACCAGCGCTACGGTTTTCAGGGTGCTCAGGTCTGCGCCGGTGTACTCAAAGCGCCCGCCCGCCACATTGGCATTGGTGTAGGTGTACACTGGGTCAGACGGCGCATCCATCACCGCCACCACCTGCCCGTTGGCCCAATACGCCATGCCGCGAAAGACGCTGGCCAGATCATTGAGCACTCGCAGCGCGTCCGCCTGCGATTGCAAATACGCATTGCAGACAAAGCGCGGCTCGGTGCCGCCCTGCCCGTCCGGCACCATCTGGTCGCAGTACGCGCCGATTTGATACAGCGCGTAGCGGTCTATCATGGCCGCGTCCAGCCGCCCGCCCAGCCCGTACAGGGCATTGGTGAGCATGTCGTAATACACCCATGCCGGGTTGTTGCTCCAGGCGCGTTTGAAAGTGCCGTCCCACACGCCGCTATAGGTACGCGCCACCGGGTCGTAATTGCCGGGGACGCGGATAATCTGCCCGCGCCAGTGGTACGCGCGAGCCGGAATGCTCTGGAATTGCTCGGCGTCAATTCTGATGCCTACCAGCGCGGTCATGGGGTGGCGAAAGCGCCCGTCGATGACCTGCGCCCACGACTGCACAAAAATTTTGTCCTCAACCGCGCTGGTGGTGGCGTGGGCGGTGAGGCGGCGCACGCGCAGCGTCCAGTAGTTCGGCCCGCCTGCCGACTGCGGCAGGTCGATGCGGTGCGTGCGCGTGTAGCCGCTGGTGGTCTTGCCGTCAAAGCGGCCTGCCACAACCTGTACAAAAGCTCCGCTGCCGGTTTTCAGGTCAATGGCGTAGTCTACCTGGTAGCCTATTCTGTCGCCCGCGCGGTTGCCTGATTCAATCATTTTCATCAGACGCGGCACGTGTACGCTGACCCGCACGGCGGACAGTTCGGGATTGGTCACCGCTTGCACAAACGGTGCATCCGCCTTGACCTCTGCGCCCACGTGCGTGACGCTGCTGGAGGCGGGAAAACCGGCAATGGCCGATTGGTCAACCGTCCCCACGCGGTAATCCACCTGCACGCGCTCAAAGTTCAGGCTGCCGTCGGCGTTCTGGATGGGCGTGCCGTCCAGGTAAATATCCCGCAGGGGCGCATCCGGATGCACCGGCCCGGCCATCTCACCATTGCCGATGACGTCCAGCACTGCCGCATAGGCGGTGTTGTGCAAGCTGTCGGCGGTCTCCACCGGCACCCGCGCACTGCCCCCGCCCTTGCCACCGCCACCGGAGCCAGTGATGAACTGACCGCCGCGACGGGGTTCCATAATGATCGTCATTGTTGATCCTCCGCGTACAAATCGCCCGATACCGTCACCGATCCCACCACCATTTCCCCGTACAGTACCGGCACCGGATTGCCCTGGGCGGTCACGTTGACCGGCCCGTTGAAATGGTATGACGCCCCGTTGTCCGGCGATTGCGCCCCGGTCAGCCCCCCGGGTTGTTTGGTCAAGAGCTGCGAGACCCCGCCCAGCACCATCGAGACGCCTACGCCAAAGGCCATCTGTCCGGCCAGGCCGGAAAACACCAAGCCCTTTGCGCCCAATGCCACCCCGCCGGTCATGAACGCCGCACCCACCAGCGCCGCGCCCAGAATGATTTGAAACGCCCCGCCCCGGCCCGAGCCGGTAATCACCGGCGCAATGCGGATGTCATCACTGCCTGCGGGGGCTGCCAGCGCGTCCAGCCCGATGTTCTGCCTGCCCACGAAGACGGCGTAGCCCAGCCCCCGCTCGCGGCTTTGCAACAAATGGGCCTCAAACCCCGGCACCATCGCGCACAGCGCCCGCACCGCGCTGGCGGTGTCGGTGCAGACGAAACGGTGTACGCGCCCGAACCTGCTTAGGTGACCGTACAGCCGCACCGTACGCAGCTTTTCCGGGGGCGTAAAAAAACCCGCAGGGGCGGGCATGGTCAGCGCGACAGCAGCAGTCATGGCTACCACCAGCGGATGGCGGCCAGCGCGTGCAGTACCAGCCAGATAAACGCACCGGCGGCGATGGCACGCAAGAAAAAAGCCAGCGCATGGCTGACTTCACCGTTGACATGGCCTTCTAATTCCAATCCGTTCATGGACAGCCTCATTCGGAAAAATTTGCGGTAAACTCTCATCTGCTGTTTTTCTTCCTTCGCAAGGGATGAAACCAAAAAAGCCCCGCCGATTTGCAGTCAGCGGGGCTTTTGCTTTGTGGGGGGCTGGCGCTACTGGTTCATCGCAACCCCCCTGTGCCGCACAATCATGCGGGTAATGTCGCGCCAATACCCCGCGTACAGCACGCGCTCGGACAGGCGCGGCATGGCGTGGTGCAGCATGGCGTTGGCAACAGGATGCAGGCCCGGATTGGTCTTCAATTCCGCATCCCCCAGATAGACGCCCGCATGGTTGGTGCGCTCGCTGCGGTATTGCATCAGCATCACGTCGCCGTAACGGAGTTCATAGTTCAGCCCGTTTTCCACCCGCATGAACCCGGCGGCCTCGAAATTGTCCAGATACAGCTCCGGCGCGTCGGGCTGCGCCCACCAGTCATCGGGCCGGTCGAAGTCGGGCAATTCAATCTTCAACTCGCGGGCGTAAAAATCACGCACCAGCCCGTAGCAATCCAGCGTGCCGTGATGGAACGTCCTGCCCACCAGCGGGGCCATGTAGCCAGACGGCATGAAGCTGTGCCAGCCGCGCACCGATGGCGCATCGTCCCCCGCATCCTGCGCGGCGGCCACAATGTGCCACGGCAGCCCGGTAGCCTCGCACGATACCCTGTCGGCCTCGGACGGCTGCGGGCTGCAGTTGATGTGCGAATGCACCACTGCCAGTACCGGCCCGCGTTCTTGCGCCGCCGCGAAATCCTCTGCGGGCAGCCTGAAATCGCGCCCGTCATCCGCCGCGTTTCGGCACGGCACATACTGCGGCTTGTTGCCTACGGCCACCACCAGCCCGCAGCACTCGCGCGGCCAGTCCGACAGCGCATGGCGCTCAATCGAGCGTTTAAGGGTGGCGGAAAGTTTCATGGCAAAAATAGCCTTGACATGTAGCGCATTAGGCGCTATTATCTCATTCATGGATGGAGCAATCAGGCTTCGTCCTTAACCCGAAAAGGAAGCCAACATGGACTCACACCAAAGACAACTGGAACTGGATGAACTGCATGCCCGTATCGTCAAAATGGGAGCAGAATCGGCCAAACTCTATTCAGAGGTAGTCAAGCTGGGAACCGAAAACCTTAAACTTCAAACTGAAATCAAGTGGTACCCGTTCGTTGCGGGTGCTGCTTTCTTCGCCGCCGTTCTGGCAGTGGTCAAACTGCTTTTCTGATGCAAACAGCCCCGCCTTTGTGCGGGGCGTTACACATATGGACTACCACCCTCCCAGCCCCCAGCACCTGCAATCCCTCAAAAACCGTCTGGGCTACACCGGCAAACAAATGGCACAGCTTGCCTGCGTAGGCGAGCAGCATTGGCGCAAATACACGGGCGGTGCGCAGCCCAAGAGCATGCCCTACGCCAATCTGTTTCACCTGGCCGCCCAACTGACGTTGACGCAAGAAGAACTCGCCCGCGTCTATGCTGCAATGAGCGGGATGGGCGGGCAGTTGCTAAATCCGGTTGGCATTTCCGGCCAATCGTTTTAACGCACCCTGTCCGCACGGGGAGCCGCCGTAGGGCAGCTCCCCGTGCGAGCCAAATTTTATCAAATTGCGCAGAAAGCCCCGTCCTTCAGTGCGGGGATGGATAGCGCGGACGGCGTAGCCGTTCTTTGGGCGTAACGATTCAGTGCGGTGTCTTTTGTTGTTCGATGTACTGCCGGATGATTCCGATGGGTGCGCCGCCACAACTGCCCGCAAAGTAGGAGGGCGACCACAAGGCGTTGCCCCAGAGTTTTTTGCGGATGCTGAGGTAATTTTTCTTGCGCAACAT